TGCTGGTATCATTTTAGTACTTTTAAAATTGATCTATTTAGCATCACGTAATAATCGTATTCTCCGAACTTCATTATCATCCCGTCGTAGCCTGCGAAGGCGGCGTAGCGTCCGGTGTCTGTGAAAAACTCGCGCCATTTGAGGTACACGGATTTTGCTTCATCGAATTCCGGTCTTGACATCGATCCTTCGCGGAGCTTTTGCTGTAGTGCTGGCATCCCGAATTCGCTTTCATCCATCTTCGCTATAAATGCGTGTTGCTGCGTGGAGGCTTCTTCGCATTCGATCAGTTTTGCTCCTCTGGGGATCTTGATCGACATTACGTTGTTATCCATCGTTTCTCCGTAACAGTCCCGGGCGAAGTTCCTTGCGGCTCTTGCGCTTCCTCTGTATTCGTTTTCTACTGCCATATAGGTTCCGTTTCCGTATACTCCTCTCCCTCCAAAATATTCCCCTGTCTTGAATTGTTTTATGTAAGTCTGCGCTTCTGGTCCTTCGAGTCCCCTGAATGCCTTTATTCCGTTGTAGGCATCAAAGGCTTGTGCGCTCATCAGTTCTGGAGCGGCTGTCATGCCTTGCTGCCTTGCTACCTCCTCCAGCGCGGTGTCAGCCAGTTGTCCCCATTCATCAAATGACTTGACCGCGTCGACCAGTCCTGTGTTGTTATGCCAGTCCGTGGTTCCCATGTCGATTGGTCCCTTTGTCGGTGCGGCTTCTTTTATCTCTGTCGCTCCTATCCCGGCTGCCTTTTGTTTTTCATCAACTATTTTATTGATTGCTTCCTTATTGTCCTGATAAAAATAGGGGTTATGCTTCTCCAGCTGCTCCTGATGGGTGTTAATGTAGTTTTTAAATTTCTCCGGGTATTCTGTTATGTACTTCGGGTTCCACTCGATTTCTTTCCGGAGGTATCTGCGAAACTCCTCATGGTCCATCAGGATGGGTGTCGCGTGGCAGAGGCATTGGGGATGCCATCCGACGAACAGGAAATCCTTCGGGTATTCACCTTCCAGCTCCTCGCATATCTCAAGGTAGTTGTATTCCGGGTGGCTGTCTGAAAGTTCAATATCTATGCCGAGCACCAGTTTGCTGGCATTCCATCGCTCGGAGTCGTTTCGTAGGTATGCTTGGTTCCCTTCGGTGCGCGCTACCCTCATTGCGTTTTTGTACGACGATCGGTATACTCCCGGTCCCGGGTGGTATTCCCTCATCGCCTTGCTCATGACCAGTTTGCCATTCGCGTCCCGGACCCTGCGGAATAGCTTGTTTGGTTCATTTAAATATTGGCGTATTCTCTGGCTGATGACCTTTGCTGAATCTCCCTGCATGATCCCGATCGCGAGGTGTACTTCCATTTCCTTTCGAAGTCCCGGTACGATATTCCATATCGCGTCTGAAAACCGTCCCTTGCTGAATGCAAGGTAATCGTTCATTTTCTTTATGTCCGGGTTCGCAAAAAGGTCGGCTCTGGGCATCCCTTCAAACTGCTTCAGGTATTGCGCGAAGATCGCATTGTTCTTTTCGGTTGATAGTATCCAGCTCGCTTTTACCGCTGACTCTGTTATCCTGATCAGCTGCTCCGCTGTCCGGTCCACTTCATTGCTTACGAGTTTGCGGAGTCTGGGTGTCCGGGTGTAGGTGTAAGCTCGCAGGAATTTTGCCTGTGGATTGCTTACCAGTTTGGCTACGTTCTTTGAAAGCCTTTCAAATGCAATGGCGTATTTCTGCATGACTGCAGCCTGCTCTTTGAAAAACTCCCGGCGGTATATTTTAGAGAAATCGCGCATTCCTTTGCCATTCGATTGTTTTCATCAGTCCTGTTCCTATGTGTGTCTTCGGTTCCCAGAGCAGGATCTCTTTTGCCTTGGTCACGTCCATGCATCTGCGCTGGATGCCATCTATGAATCGCGCTGGTTCTTCGCTTACCTTGATATCCTTTCCGGTCAGTCTGGCTACCAGCCTGATAAGCTCGACGGTTGAAGTTTCCTCTCCGGTTCCGATGTTGATCTCCGTATAGGTAGGAGGCATCTGAATTGCCTTCTGTATAGCTTCCACAACATCCGTGATAAATGTGTAATCCCGCGTATTTTCTCCATTTCCGTGAAGTTTAAAGGTTTCTCCTTTCAGAGCGCAATTTACTAATTTTCCGATCACTCCGCTGTATGGACTTGATGGGCGTTGGTTTGGTCCGTAAACATTGGAGAGGCGTAGGGTTGTGTAGTTTCCTCTGCTGATCAGGAATTGTTCTGCTACCCTTTTGCTGGTATCGTATGCTGTGTAGGTTTTGATTGCTGCGCTTTCCTTTGTTGGGATCTGGGTTGCGTTATTGTAAACAGAGGCGGTGCTGGTATAAACGATTCGGCCGCGAAATCTCTGAAAAAGCTCGAGCGTGTTTTGGGCGTTGTTTATAAATGTGTGGACTGGGTTGAGCCCGGACCAGATCAAATTTGCTGTGGCGAGGTGGACCAGTATATCGTATGGGTTCCCTCCATCTGGTATTGCTTCGTTAAAATCCATGATTTCCAGATTCGCTTGTGGCGGGAGGTTCTCTGTATTCCCGAACATGAGGTTGTCTATTGGTACCACCGGCTGGCTGTAATTCTGTAGTGCCATTGTCAGATTGCTTCCGACGAATCCTGCTGCTCCTGTTATGTATATCATCCCGGTTTGTTTATTTCGATTTTCGTTTCGTCTTCATATCTGGTTGTTTCCGTTACCGTGACCACCTTGGCTCCTTGGCAAACTGGGCATATGTCGGTCATATTTGTTGCGTATAATCCCGGGATATTGCACTTTCTGATGAATCCTGTCCCTTGGCACCAGCGGCATCCGTCGAGGTACGTCCTTACTGTCATTGTTGTTGTCATTTCGGTAAGATTGGGAATTATTTCAATGTTCCGGATCCTTTGAGGTTGCCTTTCGGTTTTGCCTGCAATGTTGCTTTTGGCTCCGGTTTCTCTTTTGGTGCTGGTCTATTCTTTTCGAGCCATGCTTTGATCTTTGCTGCTTTTCTCATTGCGTTCTTTTCGTTGAGTGCAAGTATCTTAATTCCTTCATATTCCCAGACCTTGCAACCCTTGGGTATCGGTCTGTACCTTTCTCCTGTGATCTTGACGCTCCTCTTGGTTTCCATTGGTACGGCTCCTATGATAGTTATAAGAGGTAGAATGCTGCGTATATTTATATTATTCATAGCCTTCCTTCCTTTCTCATCCCGAGCCATTCCTCAAATGTGATCTGTCCGTACTGGATCCGGTTCCAGACGATCTGGTTTTTCCATTCCCGGAGGAGCTTGCTGGTTCCCGGGGTTCCTACCTCGTAGTCGGTATGATCCACTTGGTAATCCGGGAGCAGTCCCCATGCGAATCCGTTCTTTCTTAAAAGGTCGTACAGGATCCATTCTATTCCTCCATAGATCGGATAGTCGCTTGGTGCTGGTACCACTTTGATTGTGTTCATAAATTTCCCGCTCATGGCGAGCAGGGCAAAGTTCAGCGAGCCATCCGGGAGGTTCAGCACTCTGGTCCCTGCGTGCCATTTCTCCCGGTGTGGGAATCTGGAGACCATCTCGAGCTGGATTGTCATCATCAGGGCAACCATTCCGAGTCCGCTTTCCCGGATAACATCTGCCATGGCTTTTACCCATCCCGGCTTTATCGGGTGTTCGTCTGGATCGTAGGGGATGATCACGTCGGTATCGAGCGGCTTCAGGTATTCGTATGCCTGCGTCCAGTTCTGGCTTACTCCAATGTTCGGCATCTTGGTGTATTCTGATCCGTACTTTTTGGCTATGTCCTGTAGTGCCCGGGTGTTGATTTCTTTTGCTCCCTGTATGCTGGCTGGGAGCTCATCTGTCACGATCGGGAATCCCAAATCGATGATCAGGTGGTGGAAGGTTTCTTTTTGGTTCTGCTCATATAGCAGGCGAGTTGTCTTTTCGACTTCGCTTGTTAAGTTGTAGGCGAGTGTGAATAAATGGTTTGTCATGGGCATATTAGTTTATCGCAGTTACTTGTCATTCTCATAAAAATTGTATCTCCCTCTTACTTTTTATTGGCAGGTCACTTTCATTTTTTACATACACCTTTCGGTAAAGTTCTTCTTTCATGGTTTCTAGGATTTAAGATAAAGCATTGCACTTACAAAACATAAATGCAATGCTTAAATAATTTACTCCTCTGCTAAAACAAATGCAGAAAATTCCTTAGCAATTACAACAACATCCTTGTTTTTGTAAGTCGACTCTACTTCGGGATGTGCATTTAAGGACTG